TTTAATGTTTAATTCTTAATTGGATGGAAATTTTCCTTCATTCAACATTCAGCATTAAAAATTCAAAATTATATTCAAGGAGAAAAAAATGGACCCCGAATTAATCGTCATCGCAAAAGAGATAGAAAGCGCCGCAACGGAATTCCAATTGTTGCCCTATGGCGAGATCCAGATCGAGGGGGAGCAGCCCGCCTATGTTGATGATGAAGGTGCGGCGGGTATTATTGCGGCGTTTGAACGGCGCGGAAATGACATGGTCATTGATTATGAGCATCAGACACTGAAAGACGTGCAGGCCCCTGCTGCGGGCTGGATTAAACGGCTGGTCAATCGCGGCGCAGACGGCATCTGGGCTGTGGTGGAATGGACCAAAAGGGCGCAGGAATACATAGGGAACCGGGAATACAGGTATTTTTCTCCTGTCATGTGGATAGAAAAAACCGGGCGCAGGGTTTTGAAGATCGACAATGTTGCGCTGACCAATTTTCCCAGGATCAATAACCTTAAGCCCATTATTGCAAAGATGCGAGAGGAACGCTCGATCATCGAGCGATTGGATAAATTAAGGGAAAACATCAACACTGAAAACTTTAGACAGGAGGCAAAGATGGACAAGAAACTTTTGAAGCTGTTGGGCCTGGCCGAAGACGCGGGCGAGGACAAGGTGATGGAGGCCGTAACGGCGATCGCGGCTAAAAACAAAGAACTGGAAGGCATGGTCGCATGCAAGGAGGTGCTGGCCGCCCTGGAGCTTAACGAGGGCTCTGACAGGGTTGCGGTTATTGCCAGGATTGACGCCATAAAAACGCCTGGAAATGTTGCAGTGGAATTGAGCCGGAAGGTCGCAGAGCTTACCCGGACCATCAACGGGATGAAGCGCGACGACCTGGTGGCCCTGGCCCTGAAGGACGGGAAAACCTCGCCGGATGAGCTGGAAAAATGGGGGAAAGATCTTGCGGAGAAGAGCCCGGAGCAGTTTGAAAAGATTGTGCTCTCACGGCCCGCGGGGAGTGTTATTCCGATCGGGGATGCGCCCAAGGGCGACACGAACCGGAATGAGGCCGCAACCGAGGCCACGTTGACGGTGGCAAAGCTTATGGGCAACACGGAAGACGACCTTAAAAAATACGGCGGGTAACCACGAAACACACGAAATACACGAAAGGAGAAGAAAATGACATTAGCAGCGGATAAGGAATTACAATATACCGAAGGCGTTGAACTGGCCTTTCCGGTGATTACATCGGACATTATTTACGCGGGTAGCTTTGTCTGCGTGAACGCGGCGGGCTACGCGCTTCCGGGGTCGGACACGGCGGGTCTCATTTTTGAGGGGATAGCCATCCAGCGCGTGGATAACAGCCTGGGGGGGAATGGAGACAAACAGGTGGTGCTCAGGCGGCGAGGGCTTATAAAGGCCACGCTGGCAACGGCCATTACCCAGGCGAACGTGGGCGACAATGTGTTTCTGGCGGACGACGAAAGCGTGGATGTGGCGGCAAATGTGACTAACGACATATTTTGCGGCGTCATCGCAGGCTACATTGACACGACTCATGCCTGGATAGACATAGAGCCCGCGATCCGGCAGGCGGATGTGGCGACACATATTGCCGACGCCAGTGCGGCCCATGCGGCAAGCGCGATCAGTATCGCGGACGCGGGCGGTTACACTGCTCAAACCACTGTGGAAGCGGCCCTGCAGGAGATATATCCCAAGGCCCCTGTGGCCATAGCCGACCCGGGAAATGCAGGGGCTATACCTGTAACAAAATCGGGTGTTGTCTCCATAACCACAGCCGGGGCGGAAACAAGGACCCTGGCCAATCCGGGAGTGGCGGGGATACAACTGATCATCAACATGGATGTTGACGGTGGGGACTGTGTCATCGCTGTCGCGGCGGCTATTAATCAAGCCGGGAACAATCGGATCACGCTCAATGACGCCGGGGATACCATCGTGTTGAGAGCGGTGCAGGTCGCCGGGGCTCTGGTCTGGCGAGCGGGGAATAATGATGGATGCACACTGGCAACAGTGTAAAAGGGCAATGATTAATTTTTAATGTTTAATTCTTAATGCTTAATTAATGGAAGCTTCCTTCATTCAACATTCAACATTAAAAATTCAAAATTATCAACAGGAGGATATAAATCATGATAGTCAACCAGGCAAATCTTACGGCGGTTTTCATTAATTTGAAGACCACATTCAACAAGGCGTTCGATTCGGCGCCATCCCTGTGGCAGAAGACCACCATGCTGGTTCCGTCCGGATCGGGCCAGAACGATTACGCATGGCTTTCCCGGTTTCCAAAAATGCGCAAGTGGCTCGGGGATAAGGTCATAAAGGCGCTTTCGGCATTCAAGTATACAGTTGTCAACGAGGACTTCGAGGCCACTGTAGAGGTGGACCGGAACGACATCGAGGATGATACCATCGGCATCTACGCGCCCCAGGCACAAGAGGCCGGGTGGAGCGCGAAGCAGTTGCCTGACGAGATTGATGCGGATTTAAAAAATAATGCGTTTACAAATGTCTGCTATGACGGACAGTACTTCTATGACAATGATCATCCTGTGGCCGGCGCCAGCGTCGTCAACAAGGGAACGGCTGCCCTTTCCGCGGCAACCACGGCAGCCGCGGCTGCAAGCTACGGAGCCGGAAGACTCGCCATCATGAGTTTTAAGGATGATGAGGGGCGGCCCCTGGGCCTGATCCCGAACCTGCTTGAGGTACCTCCCGCCCTGGAAGCTACCGGCAGGCTGTTGCTTGAGTCCGACAAACTGACCGACGAAAGCCCCAACCCCTATAAGGGCACGGCAACCTTGATGGTCAATCCGCGGCTTACCAGTTCAACCGCATGGTTTCTGCACGTAACGGACAGGCCACTGAAACCGTTTGTGTATCAGGAGAGGAAAGCGCCGGTGTTCGTCCAGCAGACAACCCCTGACAGCGACAATGTGTTCATGCGCAAGCATTTCCGGTTCGGCGCAGAGGCCAGGGCAGCGGGAGGCTATGGCCTGTGGCAATTGAGCTATGGCAGCACGGGAGAGGCATAACCGTAGGGGCGATCCTCGTGATCGCCCGTAACCAGGAGGCGCATATGTTAAGAATTAAGAGTAAACGCGATAAGTTCAGGCGATGCGGTGTCGCCCACCCGGCAACGGATATGGATTATCCTGACGGGAGGTTTACCGGGGATCAGATCAAGATCCTGCAGGCTGAGCCCATGCTGATCGTCCGGGAATTGCCGGAGCCGGCACAGGAACCGGAACGGGAATCGGGAACATCGGCCCCGCCCTCTCCCGGAGGGAAAAGGAAAAAGGAACTCAAGGAGTAACTGATGGCCTACTGCACCCTAGACGATATCCGGGATCAACTGGACGAGCAAAAGCTCATCCAGTTGACGGACGACAATCAGACCGGAGCCGTTGATGAAGTCCGTGCGGCAAAGGCGATAACAGATGCGGATGCGACCATAGATTCGTATTGTCAGAGCCGGTACACGGTGCCCCTAACGCCTGTACCGGCGAAGGTCACCGCGATCAGTGTGGATCTGGCTATCTACAACCTGTATTCCAGGCGTGATGATACGATACCGGATCTACGAAAGGACCGTCAGAAGGAAGCCATCCGGTTCCTGGAAAAGGTGTCGGAAGGGAAAATTAAGCTGGGCTCTTTAACTCCAGCTCAGACTGATACGGTCAACAGCGTGGATATCTCATCCAATGACCGGATTTTTGCCCGCACAAAAATGGGGGGATTTTAGGATGCACGAATTCGAGGCGCTGGAACAGGCGGCGATCGCCGCCCTGCAACCTCTCAGGGAAAGCGGGCTTAAGACCTTGGATGTCTACGCAGGCCAGGCCGAGGCGGATGATATCGAGGAACTGGCCAGGATGACGGCCCTGTTTCCCTGCATTTATGTGGTTGCGACGGGCTTAATAGTTGAGACAAAAAACAGGTTTGACGAGGAGGATGTGGGATTGATGCTCCTTGTTGGAGATAAGAATCTGCGCGGTACGGATGCGGCGAGGCTTGGGGACGCCAACAGCACTGGAGTTTACGGGCTGTTGTCGTTATCCCGGGATCTGCTGCACAGGAAGGTGCTGGCGCAGGGATGGGCCGTTACAATCCTGGAAAAAACCACGCCGCTTTTTCTGGCCCCTAAAAAGGGCATTTGTATATATGCGGCGCATTACAGGACCAGGACGGTAAAGTGAATTTTGAATGTTTAATTTTTAATGCTTAATTATGCGGGAAGCATCCTTCATTCAAAATTCAAAATTTAAAATTAAACATTTTTACCGGAGGTAAACAATATGGGACTTGCATCAGATGTAGGGAATATCAGGTACAACGGCACGGGCCGGGCCTATGCGGGTGCGGTGGCCGGGGCGTCTTTCGACGACCTGGGAGAGCTTGAGGGGCTCAACTTCGGGATCACCGTGTCAACGGAAAAACTCAAGAGCACCCGGAACGCATCGAGGGCCACGATCCTGGAGGTGGAAAGCGAGCGGGACGCCAACATAAGCTTCGGGCTCCGCGAAATGAGCGAGAATAACCTGCTCATGACCTTGCTGGGCAGCGCGATCAATACGCTCAATCAGAGCGCGAGCTATGTCTACCAGGACGAAGTCGGCGCCGCGGCGGACGTTGCCCTAGTGGATGATCTTTTTATTGATCTTGGACATTTAAACGTAAAAAGCACCAAGTTGACCGGCGCTATTACCGGGGCACTTACTGTGGGCAGTACCGTAACGGGAGATACTTCGGCGGCCACGGGAAAGATCGCCTTCGTGGGATCGGGCTTTATAGAAGTGGTGAATGTATCCGGAACCTTTCAGGTGGGCGAGCAGGTCGAGCAGACAGCCGACACCATTTATATCACGCCCACCGGGATCGAGACCCTTGAGGATGTGATTGTGACCAATGCCGCGGGCTCCACCCGCCGCGTGCAGGGAACGGACTACAACCTGGACCCGGACTATGGCTACATCCGGAAGCTGAGTGACGGGGATATCGTGGACACGGACGTAATTTCCTATGACTACGAGGCCGTGAACAAAAAGTATATCTGGGGAATGTCGGCAGGGTCGGTGGAAAAGAAGCTGATATTCGTATCTGACAAAGACGACCTGGGCACCCGACAGCGCTGGACGTTCCATAAAGTCAAAATAGCGCTGAACGGAGAGTTCCCCCTGATCGGCGATGGGGCCGCCGTGCTACAGGTTAACGGTACGGTCCTTAAGGACACGTCACAGGTATCCGGGCAGGAATATTACAAGGTGGAGATGATGCCAGCGGCGTAATTGAAGTGTGAAATGTGAAGTAGGGGCGACCCTCCCGCCTCGGCGGGATTGCCAGTAAGGAGAAATGATGGGCAAGATCAAGACGTTCAAAATAGACAACGAGGAATACATCGCACGGGAGCTGACCGTATCTCAGGTCAAGCAGATTCTGGATGAGGAAGAATCCGGGAAGGGCGAAATCGATTTTATTGATCTTATATTTCCGGATCGCGTGCCTGTCGCGATGGTTCTGGCAAGCACGGGTCTGACGCGCACAGCGCTTGACGAAAAGGATTTTCCGCCTTCCGTGCTTGAGAAGATCCTTGATGAAGTGGAGGCCGTAAACCCTACTTCCGCCGGTCTCTTTCAGAGGCTGGCAAAAATCGGGAGGGCGCTGGCCGCGAAATCGACCGGGCAGCCTGCAGGCTGATCATGATGGGTCATCATGGCGTATGGGATTATCCCTGGAGCCTGTTTATCCTGGCGCTTGATGAGGCGGCAAAGTGGTTTAATCCGCCTGAGAGCAAAGTAAGTCACAATGAATGATCAGAAATTAAAAATATCCATATCGGCGGACGATAAGGCCAGCCCTGAAGTGAAAAAGCTGAAGGGCGAGCTGGAAGCTCTGGGCAAGATCAAAAGCTTTGCGGAGCTGAAGAGCCGAACCGCTGAAGCCTTGCGGGAATGGCGGGACGCCCAGGCTCGGGTAAAGGAGCTGGGCGTCGCCATGAAGGCAGGGGGTGATGACGCAGGCAAACTCGGCCGGGCGTTTGAGGCTGCAAAAAAGGAGGCGGCCCAGCTCAAGACGGCATATACGCAGAACAGGGAAAGCCTCCAAAATCTCCGCAATTCCCTGACCGGAGCAGGCGTTGACATCAAAAACCTGAGCGCCGAGCAGAAACGACTCCGGGAATCAACGCTCAAAGCGAAGGAGGTGCTGGCGGCCCAGGCGAACCTCAACGTCAGACCATATAAAGACGTCCAGGCGGAGATAGGCAGGCTTCGTGCCTCCTATGATACCCTCAGAAAATCCGGTATGCTTTCAAGTGCGGATCTTCTACAGGCCCAACTCCGACTGAAGGAAAAAACTGCGGAGCTGAGAAGGGAGACAGGGGATTGGACCGGCGCGATCGGAAAGGCCAGGGCCGGACTGATAACCCTTGCGGGCGCAGGTTATGCTTTAATCAAATCATTCCAGTCCTACAGTGAATTCTCTCAGCGCATGGGAGAGGTAAACACCCTGATAGATGTGAGCCGGGAGCAATTCAATGGCCTGTCGAACGAAATTCGCAAGCTGACCAAAGACATCCCCCAGAGCGCATCCGAACTGGCAGCAGCCGAGTATGACATCTTGTCTGCCGGTGTCGGCCTTGAGAAATCCACCAGGGTGCTGGAACTATCGGCAAAGGCGGCGGTCGCAGGCGTTACGGATACAAAGACTGCGGCCAATACCGGAATAAGCGTCATCAATGCATATGGGAAGTCCATTGATGAGCTGGATGATGTATATGATCTCCTCTTCCAGACCGTCAAATCCGGTGTAACAACTTTTCCCCAGCTCGCCCAGTCAATCGGGGATGTATTGCCGACGGCAAGGGCGGCTGATGTGGGGTTTAAGGACGTAGCGGCCGCCATCGCGACCATGACCAAGGCGGGCATCCGCACGCCCCAGGCGACGACCGCACTTAAAGGAGCGATCAATGCCCTGGCAGCGCCCGCGCCGGAAGCCAGAAAGCAGTTTGATGCGCTCGGCCTTACATGGGAGGGCCTGATCCCGACACTGGATGCAATCAGGAAAAAAGGCCTCTCAATTGATAAATTAAGGATGCTCATTCCGGACGTGGAGGCCCGCACAGGGATACTAGCTCTTGTCCAGAATTTCGATTCCCTGAACGGGGTGTTGGGAGAAATGGACAAGGCAGCCGGTGCTACAGAAGCGGCATATAACAAGATGGCGGAAACGCCCGCAAATCAGTTGAAGCTCCTCAGAAACGAGATAGACGATCTAGCCATCTCTGCAGGGGCATTAATTGCAACGGGGTTACTACCACTTGCTAAGATCATCAGGTCATTCGTAGATGCAGTCAGAGAAGCTGATCCGGTAACTCAAACATTGGTTGGCACCCTGGCAGTAGCGGCGGGCGGTTTCGCCATATGGAAGTTGGGCCTGGGATCGATAGTGTTGGGACTCCGAGGGATGATCTTGCAGGCTACAACTGCACAGGCGGCTGCTGGCGGGCTGGCAGCGCAGTTCACTGCCGCCGGAATCGCCATGAAGGCAGGGCTGGCAGCGGCTGCAATATACGGGGCTATCCAGATAGGCCTGGCGGTTAAGGCCCTCTACGATTGGGGCAAGGCCGCCAACACCGCAAAAAAGGCGCAGGAAGACATGTCGGACAGTACCGACCGGACCATGAAAAAGCTTGAGGGGTTTAAGGACATTAAGCTTCCCGGGGACATTACGAAATTGGCGCAGCAGGATCTGGAGGATTTGCGGCGAAATCTGATCCGAGCGCAGGGATATTATACGGCGCTTAAATTCTCCCTTCAGGAGAAGGCAAAAGAGACTACATTTCTGGGCACGTCCACTGATCAGGCCAGGGCGGCCCAGAAAGAGCTGGTAGGTGTAACGGCCAGGTTGCGGGAAATACAGACGGATTTGAAAACGGTCGGCGAGGCTGCGACCGGGACCGGCGTAAACATGGAAAAACCCGCGAAGGCGGTGATGGCCACCAGTGAGCAACTGGATGCATTTGAGAAGCAGGCCAAGAAGTCTTATGCAAACGCCGTCAAAGAGGCGGAAAAATACGCCCAGCAGGTGATTGCCTGGGAAGAAAAGATAAAATATGCGCGGTTATCTACAGAGGACAAAGTCCGGGAGCTGGGCAGGAAAGGGCTTTCCGAAGAACTGGCCTGGAACGACACAAGACTTCAGGCAGACCAAAAGCTCTATGCCGCTAAAGAGGCACTGAAAAACGGCGACTTTGAGCTGGCCGAAAAACTCGCCAAGGATGCCGAAGGGCTCTACGCGGACCTGGCCGAAGAGGTGAAGGGCGCGGATAAGGGCGACGCTGTGGTCAAGGGCATTGAAGAGACCAAGCAGGTGGCCATTGCCGGGGTCACAGCCGTGGGGGATTTCATCAATCAACTCTACACGCAGCAGAAAGACAACGCCGCGGCATCCCGGGACAAATGGACAGAGACGGCGAACGCCATAAATGAGAAGTTGAACGAAATCGCCAGGCAGCGAGAGGCCAATGTCCAGATTGAGCTGAAGGGGCTCGAAGCTGCGCAGAGCGCAATCGCAGCGCTGGTAAAGCCTGCCACTAAAGTTGTCACCATAGTGCAAAAGACCGTGCAGGCGAGCCAGGCGGGCGGTCCTGTTGGATTTGCCACGGGTGGAAAATTGCCCGGCTACGGCGGCGGCGACCGCATCCGGGCGCTGTTGGAGGCGGGTGAATTCGTGATCCGGAAAGAGGCCGTCAAAAAATATGGGGCCTCGTTGTTCGCGGCTCTTAACAGCATGCGGCTTGACCTGGGCGACCAGGTGAAGGCGCGGATCGGCGGGATGATATCCGGATTGACCTTGCCTGCAATGCCGACAATGTCCCTGGCGTTTCAGGCAGGCGGACAGGTCCCGGTTGCAGGGGTGTCGAAAGAAACCATGACTATACGGTTTCAGGCCGGAGGTGTGGAAATGCCGATCGTGGCCCAGGGAGCACCTAATATGACGCGGGCGATGGTTAAACAATTTGAACGGGAATTGATTCGCCTGGGGATGGCGAGACGGTAGGGGCGAATCTTGTATTCGCCCATTGGTTGATGGCGAACAAAGACGGGCGATCACAAGGATCGCCCCTACGGGAAATGAAAATATGCCGGATTTCGCATTCTATTCTACCGACATAAATCCGACCACGGACCCGGCAAACGCTGACCCTTTGCCCGCCACACTGGTGGTCCTGGATCAGCCTCCTGTTTTCGGGGAATACGATTTTGAGGCTGGTTCCGTTGGCCGGGGCTCTGTTCATGCCACCCTGGGCGGGCAGGTCGTACAGGATTTCGGCGTCTTCGATGTGGATGGGCGGATTACGTTTTCCGATACTGACGCATTGTCGGCGGACACTGTAGATGATCTACAAGCGCTATGGGCGACCGTGGACGGAGAATATTATTTCACGGACGGATATAACATGTGGAAGGTCGGATTTCTACGGCCTGATGGGTTCAAGGCACGGAAAAACCTGTTGTTCGCACATCACGGTCAGGATATTTACAGTTACGAGATCGCGTTGATCGTCCTGGAAAAAATTGCAACGTACACACGGGATTGCGGCCTTGCGCTGTCTGTTATTGC